CACTAGCACCTTGCAATAGTGCGGCAGACCCTCATTCCGAGCCTCATAAAAGTCAATTACATGAACCGCACGGCCAACAGTCTGCGTAAACCAAATCGCGGTTGAGTCGCCAACGCCCAAGTCCCACCAAGTATCGACCCGCACGCTCGGGTCATACGGAACCTTGCTAATCTTGCCCTCCGCCTGAGCCGCCTCTAACTCCTTACCATAAATCGCACCAGGAACATTCGCATTCCACGAACACTCAAATTCCTGCATATACTGATCTTCGGACATAGTTTTGCGCGCGGCTTGCAATTCTTCATCATCGAGCAAGCCAGTCTCACTCGCCTTGTAAATCGCGCAAAGCCACTCATCGCTCGCAGCAGCTTCCTCATACAAATCATAGAAGGCGTTGTGTCCTTTCGGCGTGCCGATAAATGCAGCCCAACCCTTGCGATCCGACAGTGCAGGACGGATAACCTCGGGAAACACATTCTCAGGCATTTGCGCAACTTCGTCCATTACGCAGCCGTCAAGATAAATACCACGAAGGCTATCAGGGTTTTCAGCGCCGAGCAGACTAATACGAGCGCCTGTCGGCAAATCGCACCTCAATTCTGTCTCGTGGAACTTAACGCCAGGGATCGCACCCGCAAACTGCTTGAGATAGTCCCAAGCCACGTTCTTCGCCTGACGATAGGTGGGAGCCATATACGCATAACGCGGGTTTGGTTTTGGGCATAGAATTGCGTCACGAAGTATGTGATTGATTGCCCAGACCGTTTTGCCAAAGCGGCGGTGACACACGATCACAGCCCAGCGCTTTTCCTGCATTTCCTCGTGAAGCATCATCTGCAACGGACGAGGCGAGTATGGAATCTTAACTTCCATCAGTGAACCTGCTCGTCACCATCAACAAACGCCATGATACCGTGTCCCTCAATAATCGTCTCATATAAACTAATTAATAGCATCGCTGAAGTCAAAGCCTGCTCTTCATCATCGCTGTTGAAGGCAAGATCACGAAGCACCTCTATGTGATTGATTACTGCTAGGCCGAGGTTGTCGTCGTTCATAGCGCTGCCTCTTGGGTTTGCGTTGTTTGCAAATGATACGATGGTTTCGCGCTGTGCGCTAGAATAAGTGGAAGCCAGAGAGTGTGTGATTTTCAGACCCGTATATACGCATAAGAAAGGCGCGCCCCATTTTTTGGGGGGTGGGGGTGGCCGCCCATGAATTTCTGAGCGCTTACATTTAACATAATAGCACTTATGGGAAACAAATGTTAAGCAATATCAATGGCTTAACTTTTGCAGCGCAAACAACGGCACGCAAAACACAAGATGTTGTGGATGGTGGTGGCTAACTGTGCGGGCTTCGCGCGCGTAGCTCTCTCACTCGCAGCGTGTGATATATATGTAATCAGGAACCCTCAGGCTTCACCGCTACAGCGTCACCACCCCATGAGATTGTGATAGTTTGATCCTGCGGCGCGTCCTCTTTCTTATCACGAATGCCCCAAGGTTGCGTGCGCGCCAGTGTCCATTTAAGGCTTTCGATTTCCAAGCGGCGGCGCTGCACCTCAGCGTTAGCCAGACGATTATCAGCCAACTCTGGCAATGGGTCGCGGGCCAGTTTGTTAATGTGGTCGGTGAAAAACTCGGCCTGTTTAACGCGACCGTCACGATAAATGGCATAAAGCTCATCGTCTTTAGTTACAGCCCGCATGATGGTTGCGTAGCTTGGCATCCCTTTTTCTTCAACAATTGTCAAAAGACTATCACCCACAGCCATGCGCGAAGCGATTTCTTCCATGATCTCTTTGGTGACCTTGCCTGCCATTGCCTTGCCTCTATGGATACCGACCGTTTCAACATAAGCCATTTACGCACCGCTTGCAATTTTTTCGCACCACCCCTTGACACTATCCAAAAGCAATCCTATATAAGTCCTATCACAAGGGCAAAGACCCAAAACAAAAGGGAACGAAAAAATGCTTATCGCACTCGCAGCACTCGCAATTGCAACAGCCCTAGCGGCATTCATGACTGATGGTTTCACAAACCTGTAATAACAAACTGAGGGAACAAAACAATGCAAACGCTCATTCAATTCGCTTTCATCTTTGCTTTCATGCTGTTCTCAATGCTTTCTGGCATGATGATTTCAACAACGCCAGTTGTGGCTATTGCTGCGCTTATCATCGCCGCCTTGTGCGCGCTTGTGGCTGTCGTGTTGGTGTTGGAAGAAAGCGCAGAACAGCGCGCATTTAATAACTGGAAAGCGCGCCAGTAATTTGGCGCATATGAGGGAAGGAAAAATCAAATGTCTATCAATCAAAAAATCATGAGCGAAATCGCCCACAAAGTTGCGGCCTTGATGTCCGAGCATGGCACCGATTGGGTCAAGCCTTGGCAGGGCAAAGCGGGCGGGTTCCCCGTCAATTTTGCAAGCGGCAAACAATATCGCGGAATAAATGTTTTCTTGCTGTTGTCTGAGGGCTTCGCGTCCGCTCATTGGGGAACATTCAACCAGTGGAAAGCGGCGGGCGCCAAAGTAAAGAAAGGCTCTAAAGCCACAACCATCGTTCTATGGAAGCCCTTGGAAAAGGAAACCAAAACCGAAGACGGCGAAACCCAAAAAGATAAATTCTGGATGTTGCGCACGTTCAAAGTGTTCAACGCTGATCAAGTAGAGGGATGGGACGCACCTGCTCAAGATGTGACTGAGGCCCCTGTTGACGCAAACGGGTTTGAGCATTGCCCATCTATGGAAGAATTTTTTAATCAGGCGGGTGTTTTAATCAACCACGGTGGAGACCGCGCTTTCTATAGCCCCGCTCATGACAGCGTTCAAATGCCCAAAAAAGAGGATTTCACAGGCACAGAAACATCAACAGCCGCAGAAGCTTATTATTCCACACTAGCCCATGAAGTGACGCACTGGACAGGCCACAAGAGCCGTCTTGATCGCCTCAAGGCTAAGCGGTTTGGAAGTAAAGATTACGCCTTTGAAGAATTGGTTGCCGAAATGGGCGCGGTGTTCTTATCGGTTCAATTTGGTGTAAGCCCCGCGCCGCGCCCCGATCACGCCCAATATCTAAATAGCTGGATCAAGGCACTCAGGGCAGAGCCAAGGGTAATCTTTAGCGCTGCGTCTGAGGCACAAAAGGCTGTGGACTTTATATCTGAGGGCACAAGCTACGCCACAGCGATTGCCGCATGATGCATTGATGACCGCCCCCGTGTGGGGCGGCATTCCATGCACCAAAGGCATGAGAAAGAGGGAAACAATGGAAGCAATTAGCCTTGAATTATGTGACGAATGCGGATGCAGCGTCTCTTGGGGAAGCGGCAATTATGTGAACCGCATTCCCGCAAATGATGGCTGGCTTTGTCCAGAATGCCAGTGCATTGAATGCGATAACTGCGGGAAACTTGCCCTAGAAGTTGATCACCCGCCGCATGATGACACGCTGTTTTTTTGTGATGAATGCTTGTAAGCGAAAGGAGAAAGAAAAATGGGAAATAGAGCAACGATAGAGGTAAGCAACGACATATCAAGCGCTGCCGCTAGTATATATCTACATTGGAACGGTGACCCCAAGGATGTGATTAAGGCCGTGAAAGCGGCGGCGCCAAGGATGCGCAAGTCAGATGCAAATTATGCAATGGCGCGCCTGATTGGATACTATCACAACTTAATCGATGGCGGACTTTCTTTAGGCCTGATTAATACCGATGACGCGCACAATTGGATGACCGACAATGGACATTTTGTGGTCAACATGGCTCAGGGCACTATTGAGCAAGCGGGCCAGACCTTAGCCGATGGCATAGAGTTTGGGGAATTTTGAAATTCAATTACCCCTTAGAGCCTCTCAGCGCGCCGCTGAGGGGCTTTTGTCTTTTTCTGCACCCTCACCCGCCAAAAGCCACCATGAGGCCACCACAGCGCCGCCTGTGGCTTCCTGTAAGTGCAAGCGGGTTTCTTCGGGTGGCATACGGAAATTTTTGTGATCGAGAGGCAAACACCATGCGCGAGCGGTTGCGGCATACCCTGCCCCTACCTTATCGGCTAGTTTCTGATACGATAGGCCTTTGGCTTTGCGCCATGCGTTTAGCTTATTCATCTTTTGCTAATTCCCCTGCTAGGGCGGCATATGCAGCGCTATCAACGTGGCTATCCCAATGCTTTGGGCTATTCACTAGGCGCGCCATCTTTAGCCATTCCATGCACAGCGCGACCTGTGAGGGCTTTACGTCTACCCTAAGCAATACCGACCACCCTACAGCAATGCGCTTAAAGTTTTCGGCGGGCGGGCCGTATGCCTCAGCGCGTGCGCCAGTGATCAAGTCCATTGCCTCAACCAGACATTCAGACCGAGCGTTGAAATAGCGCGACTCATCCTGACCCGTAGTATCCCCTGCTTTTGAATTTTCAAAATTTTCATTCGAATTTTCAATTTCAAATTCAGAAGGGTATGTCATCGTTCAACTCCTTGTCCTTCACCTCGAACCGAATGATCTCGGCCCCCTCGAATGCTTTCTGTGCAGCAGCTTGCATCTCACCTAACTTGCTCTTTCGGTAGAACGCAAGCGCGGTGATCACGTCATTCTCGGTAATCAATTCCAAGTCGGGGTGGCTCGCTTTCACCGCAGGCCACGCCCTGCCGTCTTTCATCAACCCAACCTCGATCCCGTTGAACTCCATGATCCACACATCATCGCTTGCGGGTTTCATACCCGCCGATGTCGCCTCGGTATCCATTGCCGTCATCCCTCGGATACAGACAGCCGCCCGAGCCGCAATCATCTCAGGCTCCCCTTCATCAATCGCGGCGCAGAGCTTCGCCAATGCCGATCCATACTTGGCAGCCAATTCTGGCGATACGATTTCAGGCAGGCGATCCACACCCCACTTCCGATCCATATCTCTGACCATCTTATCAAACGGTGCGACCGCATAGTCCGCCTGTATCTCCTTCTCGCTTGCCACGCCATACGTCAGCCGATCCGCCTTCCTCTTTCGCTGCGGTCTGTTCGCCGACTGAAAACGAGTCTTACCCTGCGTCATCTTCCTACTCCTCCGCTCCTACATCTTGCCCCTCACTACAAACTACAAACCCCTATAGGGTTTTTGTAGTTTTTGTAGTTGGGGCTGTTTGAACTACAAAAAGCTACAAATAATTACAAAAACTACAAAAACGGACAGCTAACCCATTGAAAACATTGGATACACGTTTTTGTAGTTTCAATGGCTTCGTCCTTCCTTCGCCGCAATCCATATCAAGCCCTCGTTTTGCACCATATATCCCGTTCCGAGCAGCCCATCGAGCGCGCTTGTGTAGGCCGAAGTTTTGTTTTTGGCGGCCATCTTGCCGTAGCAAAACTCGCGCAGTTTCTGCTCTTCGATACACCAGTAGTGTCCGATTTCTGGAAAGCCAGGGCCGCCTGGATTTGGCTTACCGATACCTTCGCCGCGTAGCTGTTGGAACGCTTCCTTGACGAGCTTCTGGTTTTTCCCGTGCGGGCGCTTCATGTTCATGTCGTCTATGGTGGCTTGGTCGGCCAGTGTGATTGTGCAGGTTGTGACCGCATCACCGTCATCATCGTGTCCGACCTCATGCACTTTCAGTTGGAATATGATGGGGGATTTCGGTTCTAAGTCTCTTTGCTTTGTGGCCGTGGCTGTGCGGATACCATCATCGTTTTCGATTTCTATTTCTGT